GAAAACACTCGCGAAGAAGAAGCTCCCCGCGATCACTCCCGCCGCTATATTTAACAACAAGAGGAAGAAGGACGACGTCGCCAGCTTCTCGGGACTGACTGTCCTCGATTTTGATCACGTCCCGGACGTGACCAAATTCAAGAAGCAGCTCGCGAAAGTGAAGTACGTCTTCATCGCGTTCGTCTCTCCGTCAGGTGATGGAGTGAAGGCGATCATCAGGACGCCAGCAGTCACGGATCAGGATCAGCACGTCGGAACGTTCGAGAGCTTGAAGGAGTTCTTCGCTTCTGATCATCTGGACGACTCAGGGAAGGATCACACCCGTCTCTGCTTCATGTCTTACGACCCGGACATCTACGTCAACGAGGACGCTGAGCCGTGGACTCAGATGATCACAAAGAAGACGAGCAGCTCCTCTGTCAAAGTGCCGCGACCAGATGTCGAAGTTGAGAAGCGCGAGGAGGTGATCCTCGGAGAGCTGAGAAAAATCCACCCGGACTTCTTTGAGCCTATCGGATCGAACAGGAACAACGCCTGCATGAAACGGAGCGCGATGTTCTGCGACTACGGGATCAGCGAAGAAGTCGCGAAGGACATCATCGGGAGAGCGATCCTCGACTGGGACGACTTCGAGGTGAAGGAGTTCGAGAAGGCAGTCTCGCAAGGCTACAAGAGCGGCGAGTTCGGCTCGAAGACTATCACGAAGCGACCGGAGATTCCGGCGGCTGGATCGTTCTCTCGTGGGACTCGTCGTCCCACTCCAGAACCGGAAGAGATTCCAGAGGACACGGGCAGCTTCTCCAGAGGATCAGCAAGGAAGAAGGAGACAGCTCCAGCGAAGACTGAGAAGAAGGAAGCGCCAAAAAAGAAGAGCGACCCCGAACGTCTGGAGAGTATCGTCGACGAGAACAACGACCCGATCTTCTGGTATTATGTGACCAGCGGAAAGGGTAAGCAGAAGAAGACGACCTTGAAGATCGACGTCGTCGATCTGTTGGCGTGGCTTGCCTACTTTGGGTACGCGAGCACGAAAGTCGCAGACGAGCCGAAGCTGGTCAGGATAGTCGACAATGTGGTCGAGGTGGTCACGCCGTGGGACATCAAGCACTTCGTGATCAACTGGCTCGACGAGTTGCGTGAGATCAGACCCAAAGATGAGAAGGGAGAAGTGGATGATGTCAAGCGTCTCTTCCTGAGCAAGTCAGCGCTCTCTGAGTTGAAGAACCTCAGCGGACTCCCTCCAGTCGAGATCAAGAAACTGAAAGACAATAAAACCAGCAGCCGCTTGTACTTCGAGAACTGCGTCGCCGAGATCACGAAGGACTCGGTCACTCGCTACGAGTACGCAGACCTCGACAGCTTGATCTGGAAGGCAGAGATCAACGGGAGAAACCTCAGCGAGAAGAAGCCGAAAGGGAAAGGACACTACGAGAAATTCATCGAGAACGTCTCCAGACTCACAGAAGAGTCTGCTGATCTGAACAAGCAAGCCTTCGAGACGACGATCGGCTACCTCGTGCACACTTACAAGAACCCGAGCACCTCGAAGATCGTCCTCACAAACGACTCCCACATCTCGATCGAGGGAGCAAGCTCCGGACGATCAGGGAAGGGACTCTTCGGGAAGTCTCTCGGACACATCAGAAGCCGCTACGAGATGAGCGGGAAGACATTGAAACCGGACGACAAGTTCTGGCTGCAAGGAGTTAAACCTCACCACCAGATCGTCAACATCGAGGACGTCGCTCGGAAGTTCAGCTTCGAGAGCTTGTACAACCTTGTCACGGATGACTGGACGATCGAACAGAAATATCAGGGAGCGATTCAAATCCCAGCAGACGAAGCGCCGAAGATCATCGCGAGCACGAACTTCACCGTGTCGAGCCTTGACCCTTCGACGCTTGACCGCGTTCACAATTTAGAGTTCAGCACGCACTACCACGCAGGAGTTCGAGGACTAGCAGATCACAGACCGGAGGACGACTTCGGCTGCCAGCTCTTCTACGACTGGACGGGGAAGCGTGCCTTGCAGTGGGATCACTTCGATCACTACATCATACACTGCTTGCAGCAGTACTTGACGCACGGACTCGTGAAGCCGAAGACGAAGAACTTGAAGCGCCGCCAGTTGATCAACGCGGTCGGGATGACTGTCGTCGACTGGCTGGAGGATGTGATCGAAGAGGGGAAGCTGATCACGTTCGACGAGAAGATCGCGAACATCGCAGTCCACGAACAGTTCACGAAGTGGTGCTTGCGGAACAACATCGACCGCTTCGATCGCGATCAGCGATCCTTCACGGGGAAGATGTTCCGGTACTTCCGGGACACTGGCTACGACGTAAAGACGGACGTGAAGACTCACCACAACGGGAACAGAGTCCGCGGCTTCATTGTCAGCAGAACGGAGGCTGCTGAGGTAGAGCTTGATCCAGAACAACTTCCTCCAGAGTCAAATGTGAAGATATGAGTGAGGAGAAGATCATCTGGAAGAGCTTGACGATCATCGGCTTCGAGCATTATGTGATCAGCACAGGCGGCGAGATTATAAACACGAAGAACTGCCGACGCGTCAAGGGATGGAAGAACGAGCAAGGCTACCATCGAGTGACACTATCGAACCCGGAGAGAAGGATCAAGCTGTACGTGCACCGCCTTGTCGCGATCACGTTCATCGGTCTCCCGGAGGATCAGCTCGAAGTTCACCACATTAACGGGCGACGCTACGACAACAACTACAAGAACCTCGAATGGGTCACTCGTCAGGAGAACATGAGACACGTCCACAACAAAACAGAAACGAAGGAAGAAGACGATCTTCCATTCTAAATTTAACACGCTGAGAATCAGCCGTTTGCGTTGGCTGAGGTCTCAAAAATGTATATCTAAATATATAATTATGAGCAAAAAGACATTTTTAACACAGACGGAGGCGCTGAGCTTCGCCTCCTTCACTCACAGCGATCTCCGCCGCTTGATCAAGCGGAAGGAAGCTATCAGGAAGAAGCAGGAAGGGATCGACGATCTCATGCCTGTCGTGATAGCGATGAGAGAGATCACGAAGCAGGACTTGAAGATATGGAGGCAACTGTACGAGGAAGGCGTTCGCGACTTCAACAGACTCCCGGATGATCCGAACCAGCTCCAGCTCAACTTCCACAAGATCGACATCATCCAGCAGAAGGATCGCTGGGCGGCTGGCTTCCATTGTCAGAGATGCGGGACGAAAGGGCAGGAGAACTTCACCTACATCGAGAGCATCGTCACGGGAGAGGTGCACAAGTGCCACAAGTGCGAGGAGAAGAGCGTCTTCCCTCACGAACCTAAAACAAGGAAACGATGAAGAAACTATACCCAAAACAACAAGAGACCGCAGACAAGGCGGTCAAGATACTGAGAGCGAAGAAGATCGTGTACATGGCTTGCGAAGTTCGCACAGGGAAGACTCCGATGTCTCTCGACGTGGCTCGTCAATACGGAGCGAAGAAGGTGCTCTTCCTGACGAAGAAGAAAGCAGTGAGTGATGTCAAGGAGAACCTCCGGGACTTTGGCTACGACGCCCACTTCGCGATCGACATCGTGAACGACGAGTCGATGCACAAGATCACACCAGAGAACGGCTACTTGATGGACTACGACGTGGTGATCCACGACGAGCATCATCGCTTCAAGGCTTTCCCGAAACCGGGAGCACTGACAAAGAAGTACAAGGAACGCTTCGGACACCTTCCTCAGATATGGCTCAGCGGGACACCACACCCGGAGAGCTGGTCGGATGTGTTCAATCAGTTCTGGGTCTCGAACTTCTCACCGTTCGGAGAGCCTAACTTCTATAAATGGGCGGCGGCTGGCTATGTGAACAAATACCAGAAGAAACTCGGGTACGCTACCGTGACAAAATACGAGCGCGGAGTCAAGGAGCTGATCCTTCCGGTGATCCTGCCGTACATGGTGCAGCTCACGCAGAAGGAACTCGGGTACGTTGCAGAGATCAATGAGAACATCCTGCACGTCGATATGAAGCCGAACACGTACGCGCTCTGCAACTGGCTCAAAAAGGACAGAGTGATCGAAGGACAGCACGAGACGATACTCGCCGACACTGCGGTCAAGCTCCAGCAGAAACTTCACCAGATGTACAGCGGGACGATCCTGTTCGAGCCTCGTGAGGAAGACGGGAAGATGATCCAGAACTACAAGATCATCGACGACACGAAGGCGCAGTTCATCAAGGAACACTTCCGAGGACAGAAGAAGGCGATCTTCTACCAGTTCACGGCAGAGCTGGAGATGTTGAAGCTGGTCTTCGGGGACGATCTGACGACCGACCTCGACGAGTTCAACAAGACGGACAAGGACTTCGCTGTTCAGATCGTGAGCGGTCGCGAAGGGATCACTCTCCGATCTGCTGAGGTTCTGATCTACATGAACATCGACTTCTCTGCGGTGAGTTACTGGCAGAGCCGGGACAGGTTAACAACGAAGGAGAGACAATACAACGAGGTCTTCTGGATTTTCTCCCGTGGAGGGATCGAGGACTCGATCTACAAGACGGTCGGGAAGAAGAAGAGCTACACGTCGAACGTCTTCAAGAAGGAGTTCTTGAAAAAATACACAGGAGCATGAGCAGCAAATACCAGACGAAGATCATCAAGGAGTACGAGAAGAAAGGCTACTACGTGATCAACATGATCAGAACGAACAAGAACGGGATCGGCGACTTGCTCTGCTTAAAAGCTGGAGAGAAGCCTCTCTTCATTGAGTGCAAGGAGAAGCACGACACAGTCAAGCCTCTCCAGCTCTACCGAGGACGAGAGGTCGAGAAGTACGGCTGCGAATTTAAACTACTGAAAGATGGGTAAATACCACGGCGACAAATACTACGAGAGACAAGGGAAGCGAGTGATCGAGCACACGATCGACCGGACGACGATGATCATCCCAGAAGGGAAGCTGCGAGGCTCTCTTCCGTGGAACATACTGATCAACGGCGAACGCTGGGAGGTGATCAAGACGGGAGTCGTCGAGAATCGAACCTACGACAAGATCGAGAACGTCGAGACCGGAGTGCAAAAAGTCTACGAACGCGGCGTTCTGCTTGCGTTTCTGAGGAAGAACTGGAAAGCATGGCAAAAAAAAGTTTCAAAAAATATTGTCGAAACAGATAATTCTTGTAAATTAGCACAAAATTCGAGTCCAGCCGACGGTCAGACGCAGAAGCAGATGAACTTCCCGAAGCTCGACTTCTAAATTAAACAACATGAATAACACAAGACGCAAAGCACTGAACAAGATCGCCGAAAGACTGAGAGAGATCAACTCCGACCTCCAAGAACTGAGAGACGAGGAAGAAGAGTACATGGAGAACATCCCAGAGAACCTTCAAGACGGCGAGAAGTATCAAGCAGCCGAGGCTGCGATCGACTCGATGGACTACGCTCTGGACGAGTTCGAGGGAATGATCACAAACATCGAAGAAGCGACAGGAGAATGAGAGCCGCGAAACTACACAAGGGAGCGCTGGAGCTGCTGGAGCAGCTCCGCATCGCTGAGAGCTGGGAGAAGCTCTACCAGAACCAGCAGGACGCTCACAGAAGAAAGCACGGAAGCACGAACCCACAGCTCGCCCTTCAAACGTTAGGAGCTGAGCGGAAGGTCAAGATGCTCCGCAGATCGTACAACAACATCGTAAACCAATTAACAACAATATCATGAAGAACTTCTTGATCATAGCAAGACCTCCAGCAGTTGAGGTCGAAAGAGAGAACGGTCGCGTCGACCTTGTACCGTGCCAGCGTCAGCGGGTAGAGGTCAAGGCTCGCAAATGGGACGACGCCTATCAGGAACTCAGAGACAACGGCTTCACGCCCTTCGTCGATGAGTACACGCCGCAGCCGTCACGAATCTAAACATCGAGACAACTCGACACCGTGTCGCCTCGCCTCCTTCGGGTTGCGGGGTTGCGGTGGTAGAAACCCGTAAAAAATGAATTATGAAGTGGATTTTTGAATACTCACCGATGAGCGCGATCGACGGCGTGCAGGGTGGTCAGTTAATGATGAGACCGAACGTCGACAAGAGCCTCGTGTTCGCGATCTTCCCGATCGTGTCCGTGGAGAACAAGGACGAAGCGATCAAGAAGGCGAAGGTCGCACAAGCAGCTCCAGAGATGCTTGAACAATTAAAAGAGATCGAGAGCGAACTGCTGGCGATCGACTGGTCGGAGATCGGGACTCCATTCGACGACGGCTATCTGCCAAAAAAAGACAGCAACAACTTCATCAGCATCCAGCTCTTGATCGCAAAGATCGGGACAACGATCTCAGACATCAAAAAAATCGAGCTATGAGTGAGAGAGCAGCGAAAGAGCACTACGAGAAGATCGACAACATGATCAACAAGTGCAAGGACGGAGAGAGACGCTTCCGAGAGTCTGGAACGTTCCACACCGTGATCACATCGCTCGCTCATGGAGCTGAGCCGATCAATATCATCGACCAGCTCGTCGAGAAAATTGACGAGAATCAGGAAGCGATGAGACTGATGATCGAGAGCGGAAGATATAAAGCTCAGAGGATCGTGATCGAGTTCCCTGATCTGGAGCAGCTCGTCAAGTACGAGATCACAGGCTGCACTTTTATCTGGTTTTTGCCTCCGTTCAGATGGTTCGCTTCTCGCTTCATGGTGAGGAGAGCGAAGAGGAAGCTGAAACGCTTCAAGGAGTTCGTCAAATTAGAATACACAAACAAGTAAATTTTAAACCCGTAATATGTACACAAAACACTTTAGTAACACAGAACAGAAGCGCTACCCGTTCGTGCGTTTCTTTAACCCGAGAAGCGCGTCTGCAACGATCGCGAAGAACTTGATCCCAAAGCACCCGAAACCGAAGCAGAAGAAAATCTGAACGGGCGGGACGTACATCAAGTCGATCCACGGTCTGATCGGAACGAAAGAGAAGGAGCGCGAAGCTCGTCTGATTAAAGACATGAACAAGCGCCAGAGCTTAGAAAAAAAGCTAAAAAGCTAACAACAACAGAACCGCCTCTCGCCTCGCCTCCTTCGGGTTGCGAGGTTGCGGTGGTAGTATTAACCCCTAAAAATTAGAACAAATGGGAAAAAACACAAAAATGTACGCCGGAGTGCGTATCGTATCAGAAGCGAAGGAGATGAGCCTCGCAGAGTTTCATGAAGCAAATGACAAGCAGCTACCGGAAGGAACTGACGGAGACGTTGTCGGGATGATGGTCACATACTCAGACGGATCGAACGCATGGTTCACGACTGAGGACTTCAACAACAGCTTCGCACCGATCACGAAGAAGGTCGCGGAGGGAATGATGAAGAGCGAGTCCTTGTCTGACGACTTGAACTTGATCGGAGAGATCAGATCGAACGTCGAGAAGATCACGAACAACGAGTGGAGCTTGAAGGAGTTCGCGAAGCAGACATTGAAAGCGTGCGGAGTAGACACCTTCGCCTAATTATTAACCGTAAAAAATAAAATTATTATGTCAAGAGCTGACGAATTTAACAGAAGTACAGAAAAACCAGCAGAGAAGTATATCTGGTGGTCAAGCGACAACAAGTGCTTCGTCTACTGGGACGGAGAGGCGAAGGAAGAGGTGCAGATCGGTCTCCCTTTGAAGTTCATCGTACTAATGGAGCGCCACACGATCAAAGGATTCCACGACGACAGCAACAGCCGCATCTACTCGAACGAAGTCGAGGACATCACGAAGGACGAGCTGACTGTGAAGTCGTTCGAGGGTGGTCAGATCGCGAAAGGGCAGTACGGCAACATTAAGGACACCGTGCAGAAAGCCGGGGGACACTATGCGAAGAGCATCTACATCTTGACCGATGACGGCAAGATATGGAACGTATCACTCAAAGGTTCTGCCGTGTTCGCGTGGGGAGAGTTCACCAAAAAGGACAAGACTCAACTGATCACGCACTCAGTGAGCTGTACGGATGCAACCGAAGAGAAGAAGGGGAAGATCGAATATTCTGTTCCGGTCTTCGAGTATGGGAAGAAAATCCCGAAGAAAGCAGTCGAAGCTGCGGACGCTGCCTACGATCAACTGATCGAGAGCTTGTCCGCGAGAGCGCAGTCTCTAGCGAAGCAGGCGACGAAAGACTCGGAGGAAGAAGAAGAGGACGAGATCGAAACCGAAGAAGAGGAAGATCACGAAATGCCAGACCCGGCGAAGATCGACTTCTAAATAGTAACCAGATCAGGGAGGGCGGACTGCTCTCCCTTGATCACATTCAGATCAACATGAAAAAACGAATATTTGCCTACACTCTCGCGACGGTCATATCTGTCGCTCCTGCGGTCATCGCGACCTCTTGCGGAGAAAGTGCCGCAGAAGCAGCCGATCGTGAACGAGAGGAGCTAAAACAGCGCGAGAATGAGATCGAGGCGCAACGTAAAACCAGAGAACGCGAGAACGCTGTCGAGCTGAACCGCATCTCGTCGAAAAAACGATAACAACATGAAAAACGAGGATTTGAAAATACGATGTTCTGCGCTCGGGCGAGTGATGCACTTCGACCCGGCGACGCAGATCACAGACAAGCAGCTCGACGAGCTGAACGGGTACATCGCCAGAGAAAAAGATCCAGAAGCGAAACCGCTGACGGCGAACATGATCAAGAAGAAGGAAGAGCTGATCGCGAAACGTGACGCGCCTCCTGCACTCTCGAAGGGTGCGAAGTCAGCAGTCGAAGAGATATACGTCGAGCAGAAGTTCAGCTTCCGCAAGCAGATCGACTCGAAGTACATCCAGAAAGGGCACGCGATGGAAAACAAGGCGATCGACCTCATCTGTGACTTCTTCGGGATCGAAGGCGTGCAGAAGAACGAGACACACTACTCGAACGACTACATCCAAGGAACACCGGACGCGATCAAGCGCCTCGGAATGGGTCACGGCTTCCAGTTCGACATCAAGAACGTCTACTACCCGGACAAGCTCGACAGCTTCAAGCCGAACGAAGGACTCGATCAGATTTACGAGAAGCAGGGCAAAGGGTACAACTGGATGCTCGGGTTCGACACTGGCTTCGTCGTGAAGATATTGCAGAACCTCCCGGAAGAGATGATGGAGATCGAAGTGAAGAAGCTCTGGAAGGAAGCCGGGCGTGCATGGTTCGAGGAGATTCCGAAGACATTCAGAGACGAGGTCGCTGAGTTCTTCAACTTCGAGAAGCTGCCGCTGGAGGATCGGATCAGAATCTTCCGTATTGACACCACGGAGCAGGACAAGCAAGAGATCAAGGACGCCGTGATCCTGTCGCGTGAGCACTTCGCCACACTCGACGAGGTCTGGAAGCACCGAAACGATCAGAACATTAACTTCATAAAAGAGCTAGTACATGGATAAAATCAGAGAACAGATCGAGCAGCAGCTACGTCAGAAAGGGATGAAGCAGAAGGAACTCGCGGAGAAGCTCGGGACACACCCGTCGAACTTCAACAAGAGACTCAGAGGGAACACGATGAGAGTCGAGGAACTGATCCGAGTCTGCGAGATTCTGTCTCTGGAGATCAAGCTCGAACCGATCAAGCTCTTCGAGAGCTAAGAAACAAAAAGAAGGCGCACCACATCGGAGCGCCTTCTCTCATTAAACAACATTCTCACAAGGATATGAAAACGAAAGCAATATACGCATAAAAAAGCGAAAGAGAGACGCGAGTCTCTCCTTCTTCACTAACACGGCGCACAGCGGACTCCTATCTATGAGCGCGGCGCGGTGGTCGTTTGCGTTGGCAGTCACAAATATAAACGAATAAATGTAACCACAACAAAAAACCCAGAGAAAGTTCTCCGGGTTTCGTTGTTAATTTGCTGGACGCTCCAGTGGGTCGCGGTCATAGTCTTCACCGTAGCCGAGTTCCATCCCTGAGAAGTACGGCTTCGTGTTCGCAGCGATCCCTGCGTCGTCGATGTCTGAGTACTCCGGGATGTTCGCGGACTTGTCGCAGAGCCACTCGATCATCAAGCTCGTCTGGAACTCTGCCGCGTTTCTTGCGTTCCCCATCTTCTCCTTCACGGCTGCGCGGTCTGCGTTTCGTGAGTGGTTTCCGTCTCGTTGCTGGACTCCTTTGTCCGTGAACTGGTAGGTCATGTGAGGGATCGCTTCAACGTACCCCCAATAGGACAAGACCTTCCTCACATAGTCGTCGAGTAGTGTCTTGTAGATCGCGTTCTGCGGGTTCGTGATGTCTCCAGTGTCGACAAGGTCGAGCACTTTCTTGTACAAAGCAGTCCCGAGAAACTCCTGTATTTTGCTTTCTTGTGCGTTGTAGAGCACTTTCTTCAAGGTTGTGCTGTCTGTGTCCTCGTTGATCGGTTGCAGCTCTCTGAACGTCTCTACGTCTAAAAGTCTGATTATTTTCATGTCGTCGGCTGTTTTACTTGTTGAACATCGTCTTCCGTGATCTTGTACTTCTTCAACTTGAACGTCGTCGTGATCTCGTTCACTTTCGCGAGATCGTTGAACACTTTCTCGATCTTGTTCTGCTTCGGAGTGATCTCCGTCGCTTGTGCGATCTGGAGAGCCTCTTCAAGCTCAGCTCGTCCGCCTAGCGTTCCAGCTTCACGGATTCCGAACAGCATCGGACTCACTACTCGGTGAGCGATGAAGATGTTGTCGAGTACTTGCCTGTCAACATTCAAGAAGGCGTCCTCTGATCCGTTAGTCGGGAGAGGAGTCAAGGTCGTCCCGCGAGTTGCGTCCGGTGGCGTCCATGTGAACACGACGTTCGAGGTCTCGCTGTTCGTGTACTCACGCAGCCAGTCCTTCTTCGTCTGTTGTCTCTCTGGTTTTTCCGGCACTTCTCCCACGAAGTCGATGTGATAGCCTCCTGTGTAGCCGTTCTTCACGTTGTTGAGTGTGAACTTCCCGATCTGGTAGTCTGCGAGCAAGTAGTGGATGTACGGCTGATAGGGGACGTGAGGATATGAATCCGAGCCGATCGTGACGTTCTTGAAGATCACGACCTGATTCAGCTCCAGACGTTGCTGTCCTTCGCCCATCTCGTCCCACTCTTTCGGGAGTCCTTTCTGCTTGCTGAACTCCTTGTACATTCTAGTCTTCGACTCTGGCTTCTTGTAGTGCTGCCAGTTGTCAGACACCCACCACGTCCGCGGCTTGATTCCTTTCCTCAGCTTGTGAGCTGGGACGAAGTCGATCGCGGCGATCTTTGTGCGGTCTGAGTTCCATCGGACGATCAGTCCGGCATAGTAGAAGACTTCGTCGTCGGTAGAGTTCAAGATTGCAAGATCGTCAAGCGTGTGCGATCCTCTGGAGTTCTCCCAGAATCGAACAGCCTCTTCTTCGTTCTCATCATACTCGAAACCCTGCCCGGCGACCATTGTGACCTTCTTCTCGATGATCGAGCGATGCTTCCCTGACTTGTTCAGAAATAGATCAAGAAGGAAGTCTGGGTACAAGTTCTTCGCTCCGTATTTGATGATCTGCGCCTTCTTGTCCTCTTTAAAGACTGGCGTGTGGATGTCCTTCACACTTCCCAGTGCTCCGAAGTCGACCTTGACCGACTTCTCTGCTGGTGCTGCTGTTTCGTTCATGCTCATCTGGAGCGCTTGCTTGTTGAGTTTCTTATCCATTGTACACTTTTTCGGTGACGTTGTTGTCTGTATAGTCTTCTGACTGGAGTGTGGTGTCGTACATCAGCACGCCCTTCTCCAGTAGCTTGTCTTCGTTGTTGCGTATCTCGTAGAGATAGTCGCCGCCGTTGAGAAAGACCAGACCGTTCGGTAGGTCTTCGAGGTTCGAGTCAGTCACGACTTCGATGCGGAGCTTGTTGACCCGTTCCCCGGCGACGGAGAGGTCGGTCGGTGTGACCGTTTTCGGGTTGCTCTTGTTCTCCTTGCTCGTTAGCTTCAAGCTATAAACAGGAGAAGCCACACTCTCACGTTCGGAGAGTGTGGCGTATAGGATATTCTCGCCTGATTTGACTCTAATCATGATTAGATTGCGATCGGCTGGTAGCCTGCTGTCAATTTCGGCGCGTCTGGTTCGTTGATTCTCAACGGAGCGGACGGAGACTTCTCCTTCCCGGACAGTGTCAACTGCAACCCGTTCAAGTCAGTCATCGCTTTCCCAGTTCCTCCTGTACCTTCAAGGGCGCGGAGACCATTGTCTCGTCCGAAGATACGCTTCGAGCCGTCCTGCATAGTGACAACCACCACGGAGTTCGTCTTCACTAGCTCCTCCATGAAGCGACGAATCTGTGCATTTTTGACAGGGTCGCTGCCGTAGTGCATTGTGATCATGACGCTCTGAGAATAAGCTGCTGCACCGTTCTCTCTGTTTCCTTCCAGAGTTTCAGTCGCCTCAGCGATCTCCACTTCTTGTTCGATCGACTTCCAGTTCGCCGCAGTTGCAGCGTCCGATCCGGTCAAGACACCGTTCACTAGACCACCCTCACCAGCATCTTCTGATTCTGAGAAGGTCGCCTCTCCTTTTTTGTGCGCTATTACATCCAGCTCTAAAATCCCGGACGCGCTCACTAGACATTCATCGTCCAGCGTGTACTCTTCTGTGATTATACAAGGCATAATTCTAAAATATTATAGAGAGCGACATCACGCCGCTCTCTGGGTTTTTAATTCAATTATACGACAAGGTCTCCTGCCGCGTCTCCTGCTGCCACGATCTCCTCCGGGAAGGCTACCTGAGTACCTAGTCGGAAGTTCATGTGGAAGCGGTGCTCGTTGTTGTCGTTCGAGAACCAGAACTTCACGCTCTCGAAGTCGTCCTCCATGTCCGTACCGATGAAGAAGTTCTCCGCCGATCCAATCAAAATCTGGTTTTTCCCTTGTAGACCAGTAACACCCACAACGTCCAACGGCATACCCGGGTAGCGCATTGTGAAGTCACCGAGGTCAGTGCTCGGAATGTGGAACCAGTTCTTGTCTCTGATCTCCGTCGTCAACTTCGCGAAGTTCGTGATCGACAAGTACCCCGTCAAAGTGTTCCCAGCTCCCAGAACGTCCTCTGGTAGCGTAGTGTTTAACAAGGTGTCGATGTCGTCGATAATAGACGCCGTTCTTGCGATGATGTTCCCCGCAGGCATATCTGCGTCGAGAATCTTCAAGAGACCGTCGATCCATTTGCGGACATCATCAGCGACTAGCGCCTTGTCTCCTTGCCAGATCAAGATGTCGATGTTCTTGTTGATCTGTTTCACTTTCTCGTCCGTCCAAAGCTGCTCGATCGGCATATCTTCGTTTCCTGCCATCGCTCCTTTGCGAACTTTCAACTGGAGCATCTTCTTCTCTAGTTTCTTAGTACAAAGAGCTTCTTGTGACATGATGTCCTCGACAGTTAGCGTACGATCCGCTAGGGTCGTAGTCGCTGTCGGATTCCATCCACAAGCTCCACTTTGAAGCGAGGCTTCGTTCAATAGGTTGGCGATCTTCTCTGCTGATTTGATCCCCGGCTGCACAGTCATAAATCTAGCGGAACGCATACCCAACACTGCGCGGGTTAGGATTCTGTCCGCGTTCTCCTTCACGTAGTCCGTTAAGGCTGATACATCATAAGACATAATAAATAAAAATTGTGACCCGTTTGTGGGTCGGTTAATTAATTGATCGGCTTTCCTGCTAGATGCGAGAATTTGTTCTCGCTGTCAGCTCCCGACCCGCTTGAAAAATCATTTTTTACTCCTTCACCTTTCAGAGCTGGGATCGACTTGATCTCGCTCAGAAGGTCTTCTGAGAATTTGGAGAACTTGTCGTCCTGTCCCTTCGTCAGCGTTTCGCTCAACTTGTCGAACTTCTCGTTCAGCTCGTTGTACGCTTCTTCCGCGTTGAACTCGTTCTTCTTTTTCTTCTTCTCCTCTTCTTCGAGCTTCTTCTTCTCTTCCTCCTCTTTCTTCTTCTTCTCCTCTTCGCTCATTTCTTCCTCGTCGTCCTCTTTCGCTGGCTCTTTGATCTCTGAGATCGTTGAGTCTTTCACGACGATCACGACAGTCTTGTCACCGTCTGCGACAGTGATCTCTTCGTTCTCGATCGGGATCATCTCTCCGTTCTCATCGACCCACGCGACAGCAGCTCCTTCTTCAAGAGTCTCACCTTCGACGCGGAGAGTCTTATCTCCGACAGTGTACTCTTTCAGCTTCAAGCCTGCCTTCTTCACAAGCTCCTGAGAAAGCTCTACGACTTCGCTCATCGTGAGCGACTCCTTGTTCGTGCTGATCAGTTCCATGAACTTCTTCACGATTCCTTTTTTTTCTTTGCTCATCTCTAAATTTTTGTTTATGAGTGGGTTGTTTTCGACAGTCGTGTTATCTCGCTCTATGAGATAAACCTCACGCTGCCATGTGTGGCGACAGTTCCAGTGTCCGCGGAGTCGAAAAATCGAGTAGTTTCGCTTCGCGATCGGATTCACTCCGCGGAAGCTCATCATGTTGATGTCTTCGATCCGGTACAGCTTGTCCTGATTGATCAATACGGTGCAGAATTCTCTGCTGTTCGGCTTGATCTTCGGCTCGCCCTTGTGCTCTGCTGCGAGCACATACCGATACCTGACTTTGAGCACGCCCTTGTCTAGTGCGCTGTTGGCTTCGGGATTGCTGACGACGTCGATCGCGAACTTCTGCTCGCGATCCTCTAGCCTGTAACGTTCCGCCAGTCGTTTAACCAGTTTCGCGTGATCGAACGACAGCTCGTTCTCATCACATGGTTCGCTGTGGATCAGTTTCCAGTCTGGAGGTCGTCTCGTTCCCTTAGATTTCAACGCAGTTAACACTGCACGCTTTTCGTCCTCGGCGTAGATTATTTTTCTGTCTTGACACATAGTGCTTTTAACGCGTTAAATTTATCTACAACCGAAAGGTCTCTATTTAAGATAGTAATTCTGAACAAATTATTCAAGCGCTCGTCGACTTTGTTGTCGATCGAGCTGAAAGTCTCGTACAAGTCGAAGATTCCCTCCAGTGAAACACCAGAGAACGTCCCGTCCTCGACCTTGTTCCAGACGTCGTCGTTGATCACTCGGAACGTCCCGATCCAGCTCCCGTCGGGTGCTGCTAGTTCTTCCGGTGCTGAGATTCCTCTCGACTTGTCGACGATCCACGTCTCCACGAGTGGCGCATCCATATCGTCAAGCTCCTCAGCGTGCTCAGTTCCTCGTTCGTGCAGCTTCATCAGCATCATGAACTTGTCGCGCATGAACTCGATCGTCGGAGCTGGGAATTGAACGTAAAACTGTTCGCCGTTCTTCTCTCGTAGCATCGGGAAGTCTGGCTGCATGATCACAGCAGTCACCAGTCGGCGCTCCTTGCTGAACTCCAGCTTCACCTTCTGATCTTCTACGTCCGAAAATTTGAGCAGCGGCATCTTGTTTGCTGGCTTGCTCACGAAGTCGATCCTGTTCGTCCCTGACTCCTCGCTCTTCGGATCGGCGACGATGTCGTACAATGGTTTCCCGTTGAATGTTTTCATAGTTCTCTTTTTTAGCCGAACTCGGAGCGCTCCTCGATCGCGCTCACGTTGTTCTGTGTGTCTGTTATATCCGTTTCGACCACGACCGCCTTGATCGTCGTCTGCTGAGGCTGTCCTTGTTGACCTCCGCCTTGATTCGTTCCGAGTTCGTTCCCGCTCTCCGATCCTGTCGGGAGAAGGTTCGCCGGATTGACTGCGGCAGGAGTTGACGCAGCTCCTCCAGCACCACCGCCTCCGCCCGTTGCTGGTTTTGGTGGTGTGCCTCCGAACTTCGTCTTCTTAATGTTGGCAACGTTGACCGCTGTCATCGCTGCAACAGCCGCGGCGAGAATACCTCCAACGATCGGACCAGCTATCGGTCCGAGTTGCATCGCTCCAGCGAACGCTGACACCGCTCCAGTGATTCCACTGATCACAGCCGTCGCGATTTTCGCCTTCTTCTCGTTCTCGAACGCCTTCTTCTCGATGTCGTACTTCTCTTTCGCTGCCTTGAACTCTAGCTGCTGGCGCTTCTTGTCCGCTTCCTCCTTCGTGAGCGTCCCGGCGTCCTCTGCGTTCTGGATGATCTCCAGCTCGCGCTGTTTATTTGCTTCTAGTTCTTGAAGAGCCAGTTCAGCCTTCGCTCTGTTACTCTCTGCGATCGTGTCGACGATTCCCTGAGCAACAGCTCCAGCAGCTCCGACGACAGCGCTCACAGCCTGAGCTGTGGATTCTTTGAGAGCTTGCTCTTCTTCCGGTGTCAGAGTGACACCTTCCGCCGTCTTCGCCTTGATCTCTGCGATCTGCTCCTTCATTCCTAGTAGTGCACCGCCTAATTGAGAAACACCAGCAGAGACAGCTCCGGCAAGTTGTCCCAGAGCGCCTTCAAATTGACCTACCGATTCGTCGAGAGCTGAGGAGATAGTCTCCAGTCCCTCGATGAGCTTGTCGTGGTGCGCTTGATTCAACTCTTCGAGCTTCGCCTTCTGCTCCTCCTCTGCGGCAAGCTCCGCGTCGTGGTAGTCTTTCTGAGCTGCACGTCGATCTGCTGCTGCTTGATCGTCCGCGTCTTGGATCGCTGCGTTGTAGTTCGCGTTGATCTGGAGCTTCAAGTCAGCGAGCTGTCTCTGAGCGTCCGCTTCCGCGAGTCCATTCTCTTGCAGCGTCTTGATCTTCTCCTCAGCGTCCCGGATCGCGTCGTCGCGTTCCTGTTGTGCTGCGATCCTGCGCTCTTCTCGCTCTTGATTGATCCCTTCGATGATCGCGTCGCGACGTTTCGCGAGCACTTCTCTCAGATCGGCGAGTTCTTGGTCAGAGATAGCTCTGTTCCCTTCTAGCGCCTTGCTCCATGCTTCGAGCTTCGCCTCGGTTTCCTCCTCTGCCATACCGACAGCGGCGGCGAGTTGCATCGAGGCGATCATGTTCCTATCGTTGACAAGCGTCCGCTCGATCTCTAAAAGACCAGCAGCTCGCGCTCGTGCTTTCTCTTCTTCTTCCTTTGCGAACTTGTCCGTGATCTCCTGCTTCTTCTTCTCATAGACCTCAGCAAGTTGAGCTTGAAGCTCGGCGTCGTTGCCTGTGAGCTTCTGCTTCTCTGCGAGCCATAGTTCCAGCTCTCGAAGTTCTCGATCTTGTTCGCTCAGCAGCTCCATCGTCAGCTCTTCACGCAAGTCCATCTGCTCGGAGATGAACTCCTTCCAGCGCTTGCGAGCTTCTTCTCGTTTCTTTGCTGCTTCTTCCTCTGCTTCTTGCGACTTTTGCAGCTCCTCGACCATGTTGTCCGTCGAGAAGTTGTCGAGCGCTTGCTGGTACTCAGCCATAGCGTCCGCGGACTCGTTGGCACGGTCTCCGAATTTCGTGATGTCTTCGATCACGGTCTCCATCTGCTCAGCGGCATCTGATCCGAGGATTCTCTTGATACTTTCGAGCCTGCTCTTGATCCGTGCAGTCTTCTGTGTCACTTGCTCCTCGACAGTCTGTGCTCGCTTGATGTATTCCTGACGCTCTTCCTCAGTTGTAGCTTCGTTCGCTTGTTGGTAGAGCTTCGTCGCTTTTAGCTGGAGATCATTCACGTCGTTAAAGTACTGGCGCACCTTTCCGTAGTCAAAAT